CCATTGACAACTGCAATGGAAGGCGACTTTGACACTGGTAACGTAAGATACAAAGCTAGAGAAAGATACTCTTTCGGAGTTTCTGACCCTAGAGGTATTTTTGGTTCGCCAGGAGCGTAATCAATAAATTTTGTGGCGGGACATAGTTCCGCCACAATTATAAAATAAACGGTGAGATTCATGAAAAATTTTTTAGTTAACATTTGGGCGTACAATCATCACGCTAAATTTAAAGTAGAATCAGAAGATTCCCCAACAGACCTGGAACAATCTATCCTTGACAAACTTGGAGAAAACAGTATAGTTTGGGAAAACCTTGGAAACAGTTATAATGACAAGGTAAATAGAATAACCTATGAGGAGGTTATAGATGATACAAGACCTATACAAAGCAAAAAGGTCCTTGGAGTTGAAGTGGGAACAGGAGCATCTGGATAATAACAGATATACTCTTGAGATGGTTAGAATTGACGATAAAGTCAAAAAGATCATCACAGATATCAAGCTTGAAGAAGCTAGAATCGCTCACGTACAGAACAATGTTGAAAGTTCTGCTCCAGAAGTTTCAGTAGCTTCTTAACACAAAAGCTACATCGTTGGAAAAATTCCACTCCACACTACAGGCTCTCTTGCACTCTATTAAAAACTAGTATATACTTTCAGCACTATACATAAATTAATATTCTGCATGGACGCAGTATAGTCGACGGCCTAGAGACTATGTAGAATACAACTAGGAGAATAATCATGGCTAAAACACTATTTAGAGGACCAGTACTGCAAGGTAAATTTAACGAAGCAGGTTTAACTGGATTCAATCTAGAAAACAAATCAGCTAACTACACAGTAGCAAACGCAGATTCTGGTAAAACTTTTACATCATCAACTGATGGTGTAGTATTTACTTTACCTGCAATTTCTATCGGAAGAGTTTTTACTTTTGTAAACACTGCTCAAGATGGAACTAACACTTTAACTATTAGCCCAAATGCTAATGATGGTATTTTGTATGCTGGATCTTTAACAGATAATAAAGATCTTATTAATACAAAAACAACATCAAAAGTTGGTGACTTTGTAGTATGTGCATCTTTAAACTCAACAACTCATTGGACGATTGTTGATGTGCAAGGTGTATTTGCTAAAGAAGCTTAATAAATAATTAGTGTGGGGCTTCGGCCCCACTTAAATTTAATAGGAGAAAACAATATGTCATCAGACCAAAAATTTACAACACTTACAGCTGACGGACAGGTAAAAACTGCTTCAGGAGGATCTACTAATATTGGTCCTGCTAGAGTTACATACATTCAAGCTACAGGAGTTACAAATATAAAACTTTATGATGCAGCAACTGCATCTGGAGCTATTGTATTTGAATCTACTTTTGGAAGTGAAGGGTTAGATATGTATATGCCTGGAAATGGTATTAGATTTGAAACTACTATCTACGCTGATGTAACTGGAACAGGATCTGTTACTATCGGATATACTGGCTAGGAGGCTAAATGGCTAACGCAACTTCTGGAACAACTACTTTTGATAAAACTTTTTCTGTTGATGAAATAGTAGAAGAAGCTTTTGAACGAATAGGTATTCAACAAGTTTCAGGATACCAATTAAAAACTTCAAGAAGATCATTAAATATAATGCTTCAGGAATGGGGCAATAGAGGTATTCACTATTGGGAAATAGGAGAACTTGATCTTGATTTAATTGAAGGACAAGCTGAATATAAATTTTTTAGAGAAGCAGCTGATGGTACTAGTGCTACATCAAATCCAAATGGTATTTATGGAATGTCCGATGTCCTTGAAGCACAATTAAGATCCAATAGAACAGCAACAGATCAATCAGATAGTCCTATGACTAAAGTTGATAGATCAACATATGCTGCATTTTCCAATAAACTTTCTAAAGGTACACCTAACCAATATTGGGTACAAAGATTTATTGATCATGTTAGTATTAATGTTTATCCTACACCAGATTCAACTAATGCATCTAAAGATATGCATTTCTATTACATAAAAAGAATTCAAGATATTGGGGCTTACACTAATGCAACCGATATGCCTTTTAGATTCATACCTTGTATGGTTTCAGGTTTAACTTATTACTTATCTATGAAGTATGCTCCACAATTAACTCAAAATTTAAAGTTATTATATGAAGATGAATTTCAAAGAGCATTACAAGAAGATGGTTCAGCTTCAAGTACATTTATTACACCTAAAGCTTATTACCCAGGAACTTAATGTCTAAGTACGCAACAGGAAAACATTCAAAAGCGATTTCTGATAGATCGGGTATGGAATTTCCATATAAAGAAATGGTTAGAGAATGGAATGGCTCTTTTGTTCACTACACAGAGTATGAACCTAAGCAACCACAACTTGAACCTAAACCAATTGGTGGTGATGGTGTTGCATTATTACAAGTAAGACCAGATAGAGCAGAACCAATTACAACTGTAATAATTCCACAAGATGGGTTTGAAACATACCAAGCAGGATCAGGAATCATAAATGTAAATGTACCGGGACATGGTTTAACAAATGGTACAACTTATTTATTTAGAGGTTCACCTACAACATCTCCTGGAACAGGAACTCCAACTAATCCTGTGTTTGCTTATGCAACAATTCCAAACTTTGATGGAATAACAGGAGTACAAATAGGTCAAGGATCTGGTTATGCTATAACAACCGGTCTTTATGACAATGGTGCAAGAGTTACAACAGACTATGCTTTATCTAATTTCTTCTTCTTTACAGTTAATTCGGATACTGCTACAACAGGAAGTATTAAAGGAGGAGGCTACGGTTGTTCCGTTGGTCCTATAACAATAAGCGCATGATTAAAAAATTTATTAATTGGATTAAAAATATATTCACACCTGAGAAACAAGATCCTCACCTTGAAATGTATGAAGAAGTGAGAACAGACAAACAAGAAAAAATACGTAGAAAACATGGAGAATCAGAGTAATGGCTTATACTTTAACAAATTTACAAGATGATGTAAGAAACTACACTGAAGTAGATAGTAATGTTTTATCTACAGGTGTTTTAAATACTATAATTAAAAATGCTGAAAACAGAATTTATAGAGAGGCTGACTCTGACGATAACAGATTTTATGCTACATCAAATCTAGCAGCTGGAAGTAGATATGTAACGATACCTTCTGATTTAAGATTTATTCGATATGTACAATTAACAGATGCTGCTGGAAATCAAACTTTTTTAGAAAAAAAAGATACAAGTTATATGGCAACTTTTTATGATACCCCAGGAACAGCTTCTGGTATTCCAAAATATTATGCTAATTGGGATGCTAATTATTGGGTAGTAGCACCTACTCCAAATAGTACAAATTTAATAACTTTAGCTTATACAAAACAACCAGATTCAATAACAGCTTCACCAGGAAGTACTCAAGGGACTTATACATCTAATAAATATCAGGATTTACTTTTGTACGCTTGTCTGGTAGAAGCATATGGATACTTGAAAGGTCCTGTAGATATGTTACAATACTACGAAGGATCTTTTAAAAGAGCTTTACAATCGTACGCGATCGAACAACAAGGTCGTAGACGCCGAGACGAATATCAAGATGGAGTTATTCGTACACCTCTTAAATCACCATCACCATAAATAAATTAAGGAGACAATTAAATGGCAAATATAGTACCTGACTCTTTTAAAACAGACCTACTTGGTGGTACGTTTGATTTTGATTCATCTGGTGGATCAACTTTTAAACTTGCACTCTACAGTAATATTACTGGTTTTAGTACTTCAACAACTGCTTATACGACTACTAATGAAGTTTCTTCATCTGGTACAAACTACACAGCAGGTGGTAATACTTTAACTAATAACGGTGTAGCAGTATCAAGTAACATTGCATTCGTTGATTTTGCAGATTCTACTTTTAGTTCTGTAACTTTAACTGCAACAGGAGCACTGATTTATAAAGGTTCAAGTAATGAAGCTGTATTAGTTTTAGACTTCGGTGGATCAAAAACTGCAACTAACGGTGATTTCGTTGTTCAGTTTCCAACTGCTGATTCTTCTAATGCAATCATTAGACTTGGCGACGCGTAATATTTTTAAGGAACACAAATGGCGTTAGTAGTAAATGATAGAGTAAAAGAAACAAGTACGACTACTGGTACCGGCACATTCACTTTGGCTGGAGCGGTAACTGGTTTTGAAACTTTTTCTTCTGCTATTGGAAATAGTAATACGACTTACTATGCAATTGCTTTACAAGGCGGTGCAGAGTTTGAAGTTGGTCTTGGGACCGTTGCGGCTGGAACATTAGCTAGAACAACTATTATTTCTTCATCTAACTCAGATAGCGCTGTGAACTTTTCAGCAGGAACTAAAGATGTATTTTGTACATTGCCAGCTAGTAAGGCAGTTTATAAAGACGCTTCAGGTGTTGTTGATGGTGTACCAAGTAACGGATTCGTCATTGCTATGTCGATTGCATTGTAGTATAAGGAATAAATTATGGCACAAAACTTTAGAAATTATCTAACAAGAGAAACAGGAACCTCAGCCGTTGATGCTTTAGGCGGAGCTGCTAATAGTTTTGATACTTTAATTAGTGTTAGAATGGCAAACGTCACTACTTCAACAATCAATGTTGAAGCTTACATTAGAAGATCGTCAGCAAATTATTATTTAATCAAAAATGCGCCGATTGTAAGTGGCGGATCATTAGAACTTATTGATGGAGGCTCGAAGATAGTACTTGCTTCAGGAGATCAGTTGTATGTTAAATCAGATACAGCTTCTTCTTTAGATACTGTCGTTGGCGCTGTAGATGATATAAGTACGTAGGAGGAATCATGGCTTATTTAGGAAACGCTCCAAAACAAAATTTAAATACCATGAACTCTCAACAGTTCAATGGTAATGGTTCAACAACAAATTTTACATTAAGTCAAAGTGTTTCAAATACTGCAGAAGCAGAAGTCTATGTTGGAAACGTTAGACAAGATCCATTTTCAGCTTACTCAATATCAGGTGGTACCACTCTAGCATTCACAGAAGCTCCACCATCAGGCACAGCAAACATCTATGTAGTGTTCCAAGGTAAATCTACAGGTAGCATTAACCCTGGAGAAAACAGTATTCAAGCAGGAATGATTTCTGCAATCAATGGTGGA